GATTGAATTCTTAAATCGTTTAGATAATAAAGCATTCATTCATCACATTGCAGGTCGTATAGATAATTCATATGCAAAGATGAGCAGTGACAGAACGATTACATTCTTAAGAAAGAATAGGCATGGTGGTGACAGATACAATGCACTCAATCTTAACAATGAGAAAACAATCGAAGTTAGGTTGTTTGCAACACCTATGAACTATAAAGAATTTGCTAGTCGCTTACAGTTTGTTCAAGCATTAGTAGACTATTGTAGTCCAGCCCAATCAAATGAATCTTTAAAGAAACAGACACACTATCAAGCATTCATGCATTGGTTATCTAGTAGAAAGCGTATGTTCCCAGAACTTAGTTATCATTTAAAGGAGTGTAAATAATGTGTATTGCAATCTATAAACCTGCAGATAAAATCTTATCTCAAGAAACACTTACCGAGTGCTATAATTCCAACCCTGATGGTGCTGGATTTATGTATGCTCAAGATAAAAAGCTACACATAGAAAAAGGATTCTTTAGTTATGATTCTTTTTATAATGCATTCAAACAACATGAACACAAACAAGCAGTCATTCACTTTAGGATAAAAACTCATGGTAAAATTGATACAACAAATTGTCATCCCTTTGCAGTTAATAATGCAATTGGTTTTGTGCACAATGGGATTATTAGTGGCTTCGGTGATTCTAATCATAGCGATACCATTGGATTTAATAATGCAATTCTTCAGCCACTTGTACATAAGTGGGGTAACTTGGCTCTCTTCCAAGATCCAATCATAAACCTTATCGAAGGTCGTATTGGATACAGTAAACTTGTGTTCCTTGATAGACATGGGAACCACAAGATTATGAATGAAGATAAAGGTGTATGGGATAATGGTGTATGGTATTCTAACAACAGTTACAAACCATATGTAGCACCAGTATCCTTAGGATACAAAGGTAAAGACTACAGTTGGAATAACACTGACTGGATTAAAGACACTTACAAAAAACCAGTAACAAAGATTAAAACTAAAACAGCAGTAGTAATTGGTGACATGGTAGAATTACTAGAAGACATAGCTGACCCAGGTACTCTAACTGTGCATGAAACAGGGGAAATATGTGAAGTTGTAGCAGTCAATCAAAACTTTACATGTGACCTTATGTTAGATAGTGATGGATCAGATAAAGATAAACCTAAATTTATTTACAATGTTCCATTCCATTCACTAAACTTTTTAGATGACTTTGCTTTAGATGATGAAGATTATTTAAATTGTCCTGTAGATCCAGTAGGTGTACCACCATATCATAACTATGCAGCACCTTCTTTATTGAAAGGAAAAACTAAATGAGTCTTAAAATCTTTCCATATAAATCTGGTAGCGTATCAGCTAAACGATTAGCCCGTACACTTGGTGTGTTACGGGTGTCATCTAGTTATAATGCTAGACGCAAGGATGTTATAGTTAATTGGGGTAGCTCTACACCACCACACTTTCGTTGGATGGAACAGGATCTCAATAAGCCACAGGCTATTGCCTTGGCTAGTAACAAACTAAATACTTTTCTAGAATACCGTACTAAATCTTTTAAACATGTGCCAGACTGGACTACTAATCCTAATGAAGCACAACAATGGCTTGACTTGGGACTTAAAGTATACTGTCGTACAACAACTATGGGACATAGTGGTAATGGTATTGTTATATGTAATGATGGTGATAGACTTGTACATGCACCACTATATACATTACATACTAAACATAAGTATGAGTATCGTGTTCATGTATTTAAAGACAAGGTACTTGATGTTCAAATGAAGCGTAAGCGTAATGGATCCCTAGGGGGATCAGGTGTTCGTAACCATGCAAATGGATGGGTGTATACAAGGGCAGAAATACTACCGTCCGAAGAACTACTATCATCATCAATAGAAGCCGTAAAATTATTAGGGCTAGACTTTGGTGCTGTTGACATAGGTCATCGACTTATCGATAATAAATTATTTGTCTTCGAAGTTAATACTGCACCAGGATTAGAAGGAACAACGCTTGACAAATATTCAAAAGCCATATACAATTATTATAAGACTATAACTTAAAAGGGGTATTATAATGCGTTGTATAGCTTGCAATAAAAACTTAAATGATTTTGAATCTACTCGTAAATCAGCTACAACAGGGGAATATGTTGACTTATGTAATCATTGTTTTCATAATGTAGAACAAGACATAGAATCTATTGTTCGTGAAGACTTACGAGATGAAGAATCTATTGAAGATGAAAATGAATTAGATGATTTAGAAGGGGATTTGTTAAATGGCTACAAAGAATGATATTACAGGGGATAGACTTATTAATAAAAGACTATCTAAAGAGGGTGAAGATAATTGGGATAAGATATTTAAAAAGAAAAAAGAATTACCTGAATATGAACTTGATAAGTCTACGGGGGAAGTTGTCAAAGTAGATTCTAAAAGATTAACTGATGCTTATAATGGACACTAATGGCCTTCATTCAACATACTAATTGCCCCAAATGTGGGAGTAAAGATAATCTAGCAGAATATTCTGATGGTTTCTATTGCTTTGGATGTGGTTATAGAAAGCAAAAGAATGATCTTAATTCTGTGCGAAGTAGATTGCAGAGTGGAGTAGACGGAGCGATGCCATCTAATGAGCTTGATATTTTTACTACTAATGATATACCAATAGAACCAATGCAATGGTTGCTTCAGTATGGTATTACGCAACAAGATGTTGATACATACAAACTTGGATGGAATTCTAATAATCAAATGTTAGTACTTGTCAATACACCTCAATATTACCAAGCTAGAAACTTCAGTAACTATGGGCCAAAGTATATAGCTAAAGGTAAAAAACCCTTGCTATTCTATGGGTTAGGTGATATACTTATATGTGTAGAGGATGTAATTTCTGCTATTAAAATAGCTAAAGCTAATAAAAATGTTACAGTAACTCCCCTACTAGGTTCAATTATATCTCTAGAACTCACAGAAACCATCCTTAAACGCTTTAAAAAGGTTTGCCTATGGTTGGATAGGGATAAAGCAATTGAAGCTGTTAAACAGGCTAGAAATATTAAACAAAAAGGTATTGACTCGGATGTAATAATTACACCCAACGATCCTAAAGAATATTCTACAGGAGAAATCAACCAATGGTTGAGAAACAAATAATTAAATTGTTTTGTGAAGATAAAATTATCTTTACAAAATACTACAAGTATGTTAATATTAATTATATTAAGATTAATTATAATGAATTATATAAATTATTTAATATGATAGATTTATATTATAATAAATATATTAATAATAATAATATTAATCTAAATGAATTAGATATATTTTATAATAGTAATTATTTATTAAAAGATAATGAAAGAAAAGATTTAGAATTGCTGTTAAAAGATGTCTATGAACAAGACATCACTAACATGGAAGCAATCATTGGACTGTTAGAGGAACACAGAAGACGTTCCCTTGCTGGACAAGTAGCACTTATGGCTCTAGATGTAGAAGCTGGTAAGAAATCTACAGCAGAGCTACTAGAATTATTTAATAACTTTGAACATCAAGAGGTGGAAGCAGATGAAATTACTCCGGTTGACATGGATTTGGATAACCTTTACGACACTCAAATTGCTACACCTGGTTTGCGTTGGCGTATTAATTGGCTTAATAAAAGTCTTGGATCTTTGCGTAAGGGTGACTTTGGGTTTATCTTTGCTCGTCCCGAGACAGGTAAGACTACATTTCTTGCAAGTGAGATTACGCATATGGTCAGTCAGACTGAAGGTGATATACTGTGGTTTAATAATGAAGAACAGGGAACTAAGGTTGGCATCAGAGTCTATCAAGCTACACTGGGCCTTACTACGCAAGCATTATTTGCAGACAAACAGACTAATAAAGCACGATATAAAGCAATAACAAATAACCGTATTAAGATTCTAGACTTTGAAGATTCAAGTAGTAAAAATAGAATTGAATCTGTACTTAAACAATACAACCCCGCTCTTATTATCTTTGACCAGATAGATAAAGTCCGTGGATTTAAAGGAGATCGTAATGACCTTGAACTCAAACAGATCTATCAATGGGCTAGAGAGATATCTAAAACATACGCACCAGTTATTGCTGTATCCCAAGCAAGTGGTGAAGCCGAAGGTAAACTATTTCTTACCATGGACATGGTGGATGGCTCTAAGACAGCCAAACAAGGCGAAGCTGACTGGATCTTGGGAATAGGTAAAGAACAAGATAACACTAGTAGATCTAGGTACTTTAACATTACTAAGAATAAACTTATTGGTGATAAAGATACATCACCTGATCTACGACATGGCTCTACGCAAGTATTAATTAAACCTGAAATTGCTAGATATGAGGACATATAAATGGATAATGAATTTGATATAGTATTAAAAGCAAGACCTGACTTGACTCGTGCAGATTTGTATGACATAATAGATATTATGGATGTAGGTGATACAATGCTGGAATCAGCTAACAAATACTATCCACTTAACAAAGGAGCAGGAGAGTGCGGAGCCTAGTTTTAGACGTTGAAACAACCATCAGCAATAAGGGAAACTCATTTGACCAATCAAACAAACTATGTTACATTGGGATAACAGATGCTAATGGTAATGACTGCTATGCAATTGAATACGGAAATGATCCTTACCGTAATAAACTAGACGAGGTGCAAAAAAGAATTGATGATGCTGAAATATTGGTTGGCTTTAATCTTAAGTTTGATTTGCATTGGGTTAGGAAATATGGAATTAACTTTGTGGGTAAGCGTGTTTGGGATTGTCAGCTGGTACATTTTATACTTACGGGACAACAATATCCCTATCCAAGTCTTAACAGTGTCGCTGCTTACTATAATTTGGGTAGTAAACTTGATGTTGTTGCTACAGAATATTGGAGCAATAAAATAGATACACCAAACATCCCTGCAGATATCCTTGAAGAGTATCTACTAGGTGATTTGCAGTTAACGCAAAAAGTATATGAGAAACAACAAGAAGAATTTGCGTTATGTACAAAACAAATGCAAAGATTAATTAGTTTACATAACCAAGACTTATTGGTTTTAGAGGAGATGGAATACAATGGTATACTATACGATGAAGAGGGATGTAATGAGGGAGCTAAAGATCTTGTATTACGGATCAGTGCTATTGACAACGGGCTTTATCAATATCATTCTCTTGCTGAGTTCAATCCTTCCAGCGGTGAGCATGTATCTTCTTTACTCTATGGCGGGACAATTAAGGTTAAAAGAAGAGAAATCATTGGAACTTTTAAAACTGGTGAAAGAGCGGGCCAACCTAAAGAAAAATGGGTTGAACACTTAATACCATTTGAAAGAATGGTAACACCATTAAAAAGATCTGAGTTAGAAAAAGAGGGTTACTTCTCAACTGATGAGGCCACACTTAAAGGGTTACGAGGTACTAAAAAAGCTAAAGATTTAATAGAACTTATCTTAACCAGATCTACCCTAGAAAAAAGATTAACAGCTTATTATAGAGGACTGGTTGAGCTTAGAACTCATATGAACTGGCCTATAAATAAATTACATGGGCAACTTAACCAATGTGTAGCTAGAACAGGTAGACTATCATCTAGTAAACCTAACTTGCAAAACTTTGATGGTGAAATTAAACAATTATTTGGGAGTAAGTATGCTGTTACAAGCTGATGCTAAGGCACTAGAATGGGTATGTGCAGCTTACTTAAGTCAAGATCCAATAGCAATTGAGGAGGTATTAAATAATGTTGATCAACATAGTGATAACCAAGAAAGATTTGGATTACCAAGTAGACTGGTCGCAAAGACTTTCGTCTTCAGACTTATATATGGAGGGTCAGCCTGGAGCTATGCAAGGGATCCCGATTTTAAAAACATTGGTGGAGAAACTTTCTGGCAAGGAGTTATTGATCAATTCTATGCAAAATATGTACGACTCGGAGAGTGGCATGTTGACATTGTCAATGACGCTAAAAGAGATAGAAAATTAACTATGCCTACAGGACGAATCTATTATTACGAACCTGAGGTTAGAAGTGGACAAGCTAAATGGCCAAGAACAAAGATATTAAATTACCCTGTACAAGGGTTAGGAGCTGACCTAATGGCTATAGCAAGAGTTTCTTTGAGTAATAGACTTAAAGATATGCAAGGAATCAAACTAATAAATACTGTACATGATTCAATTATACTTGACTTTGATTCTAAAGTATGGGATAATATTAGTATAGTATCAATAGTTGATAAATGTTTTACCGATATCCCATTGAACTTTAAGAAGTTATTTGGGGTAGATTTTAACCTTCCCATGAGGGTCGAGTGTCAAGTTGGACCTAACTGGGGTAACATGGAGATAGTGAATGTTAATTAATATTGTAGATGTAGGTGCACCAAATACACATGCAGCTAAGAATGGTCGATCATATCAATCAATCGAAGTTACATACAAGAATGATCTAGGTCAGACACAGTCTAAAAAACTAATGTCTTTCAGTAATCCAACTGTGTTTAATCATATTAAAGATTTAAACAAAGGTGAATCACTTAATGTAACAACTGAAAAAGATGCTAATGGTTATTGGCAATGGACTGGTATCGGAGGAGATAACGTTGTGTCAGAAACTAAACAAACAGCACCAGCAACAGGTGGTAGAGTTACAGGTTCTAACTATGAGACTAAAGAAGAAAGAGCAGCACGTCAAATATTAATTGTACGTCAATCTTCTTTATCTAGTGCAGTAGAATTACTTGGTGCTGGTAAATCTGTAGAAGATGTTATTGCAACAGCTAAACAATTTGAAGCTTATGTATTTAGTAAATCAACAGGTATTGATGCAATTAATGAATTAGAGGATGACATCCCTTTATAATGAAAGCTCTTATTGATGCTGACATAGTAGCGTATAGGGTTGCCTGTACGTTAGAGGAAGACGATGCCGAAGACTTTGTATATGCTAGAGCAGAAGATCTTATAGATAACATTCTAGTAAATACTGAAGCGACCGAGTATCGTCTCTTCTTAACAGGAAAGAATAACTTTAGGTATACAATATATCCTGAGTATAAAGCTCATCGTCCTAAAGAGAAACCATTCTGGCTTGAGAAATGTAGACAGTACCTTATCGCTACATTCAATGCAGAGGTGGTTGATGGACAAGAGGCTGACGACGCTTTAGGTATTGCTCAAACAGAGGATACAATCATATGCTCTATTGACAAAGACCTACTTATGATTCCTGGTCGGCACTATAACTTTGTTAAAGACGAGTTTCAAGAAGTTACCAATGATTCAGGTATGCGTCATTTCTACATGCAATGTCTCACTGGAGACCGTTCTGATAATATTAAAGGTATTGAACAGATTGGTCCTAAAAAAGCAGAAAAGATTTTAGTAGGTTGTGTAACAGAACAAGAGTTGTTTAACGCTGTTAGGGAAGCTTATAGTAATGATGAAGAATTCCTAATGAATGGTCGAGTCCTATGGATTAGACGTAAAGAAAACGAAGACTGGAAGGAAAGATTTGATACACTCATTCAAGAGCAAACTAGAGGAACAAGTTTGGAAGATTTTAAAGAGTAACTTTCCATCAGTTAAGTATGAGCCTGACAAGTTTAAATACATACAACCTGAAAAAGAAAGAACTTATATACCTGACTTTAAAACAGGTAAACGTAATATATACCTTGAAGCTAAAGGTAAGTTAGATCTAGATACAAGACAAAAGATGGTGTGGTTTAGAGATTCACATCCTGAAACAACTGTAATCTTTTTGTTTATGAATCCTGATAACAAAATTACTAAAAGAAGTAAAACAACTTATTGGATGTGGGCGGAAGCCAATGAGTTTAAATGGTTAGATTTTAGAAAGGATTGGTTAAATGATTATAAACAATTGTGTACAAAACTCTGATGGGTCTTTGGACTTTGACTTTCATGTAGATCCTGATGAAGCTTCATTCTTAATGGATTTAGCTATTAAAGAGTTAGTTAGACGTGGTGTATTTAGTATTGCTACAGATGTAGCTCAACAAGAATTAGACTTATTTAAAGGAGATGGAGGTATGGTATCATGAGTAATGGAAACTCACCAGCTTTCCCGTGTCAAGATAATAATAAACAAATCTATACAGGTATGAACCTTAGAGATTACTTTGCATTAGAAGCTATGAATGGTTTACTTGAAGCAGATCATGTTAAACGAGATGACATACCAGCAGAGGCTTATAGGCTTGCTGATATAATGCTTGAAGAAAGACTTAAGTATAAATAATTATGGCTAAAACATCTAATTACTGGGTTAAGGTTCGTTATGAAAAAGAAATACGAGTGCATGTTGTTAATGAAGAAATAGCTAAAGTTAAAGCAATGCATGACTTTCTTACTGAGCTTCCTAACATTAGTGAAAAAGATTTAAGAATTATCCATGTAGAAACTTCTGAGGACAGAAAATGAGTAAGATATTATTATTAGATATTGAAATGGCACCAAATGTAGCCCATGTATGGGGTATATGGGATCAGAACATTGGTCTTAACCAACTTAGAGAATCATCTTATGTAATGTGTTACGCAGCCAAATGGTTGGGTGATAAAAAGATGATGTTTGATTCTGTAAAGAAATCTGGTGAAAAGAAAATGCTTGCTAGTATCCATAAACTACTTGATGAAGCTGATGCTGTTATCCATTACAATGGTAAACGTTTTGACATACCTTCTCTTAACAAAGAATTCTTATTAAATGGTATGTTTCCACCAGCCCCTTTTAAAGAAATAGATTTACTTACTGTAGCTAGGGGTCGCTTTAGATTTGTATCTAACAAGCTTGACTACGTTGCTCAGTCACTAGGTTTAGGTAAGAAGACTGCTCATGAGGGGCATGAACTATGGGTGCAATGCATGGCAGGTATCCCTAAAGCATGGAAGACTATGGAAGAGTATAACAAAAACGATGTTATCCTTCTAGAGAAGGTCTATGAACGCTTTAAACCTTGGATTAAAAACCATCTTAACCACAACATTATTAATGGAACTACCAATTGTTGTCCTACATGTCAATCTAAAAACATACAGAAACGTGGCTATAACATTACTACAACTAGCCGTTATCAACGTTATCAATGTCGTGATTGTGGTAATTGGTTTAGAGATGGAACTAATTTAAAACCAAAAGGATCGCAGAAGTTAGTAAATGTTTAATTACTACTATCATCACTTAACAAATAACTTGCATTCTTTTTATAGAAATGGTATAATATATGGGTAGTGCCTTAGACAAACAAATTGGTGGAGATCATTATAAGCAGTTTAAAATACAACCTGCTTTCTTTTCTTATGTTAATGAAATTCCTTACTTAGAAGCTACAGCTATTAAATATCTTTGCAGATGGAAAAACAAGGGTGGTATACAAGACCTTGAAAAAGCTAAACATTTTATAGATTTACTAATTGAATTTGAAAACACTAAATGACACTTACGTTACAAGAAATAAAAGTAAAACTAGCTGAAGAGTATGATGAAATTACTTTGTTAGAAGTTTTAAATATTAACTCATATGATCTAGTTGATGCATTCTTTGAACGTATAGAAGAAAGGTATGAACACTTTAATAAAGAACTGTCAATGAATAGGGACAATGAATAATGCAATTAACCGATTACCAACGATTCATTCATGCTAGCCGCTATGCAAGATGGCTACCTGAAGAGTACCGTAGAGAAACATGGAAAGAAACTGTAGACAGATACACTGGATTCTTTACTAATAGATTCCCTGATATCTTTCCTACTGAAGATGTAAATAAAGCAATACACAATTTGGATGTAATGCCTAGTATGAGATGTTTAATGGCGGCAGGGCCTGCTTTAGAACGAGATGAGATAGCTGGTTACAATTGTAGCTTTATAGCTATTGATTCACCTAAAGCATTTGACGAAGTAATGTATGTTTTAATGTGTGGTACTGGTGTAGGCTTTAGTGTTGAAAGACAATTCATTAATAACTTACCTAATATAACAGAGGAATTTCATGAAACTGATACAACAATTAGAGTTAAAGACTCAAGAATTGGGTGGGCTAGTGCATACCGTGAACTCATTAGCTTACTCTATTCAGGAAGACTTCCAAAATGGGATACTTCTGGAATTAGACCTGCCGGAGCTAGGCTTAAAACTTTCGGGGGTAGAGCAAGCGGCCCTAAGCCTCTCGAGGACTTGTTCGCATTTACGGTACACACTTTTAAGAAAGCAGCAGGAAGGAAGCTTAACAGCTTAGAATGCCATGACCTTGTATGTAAAGTTGCTGATATTGTTATTGTGGGGGGTGTGCGTAGGTCAGCTCTTATCAGCTTGTCAAACCTCACCGACGACAGAATGCGTAACGCAAAAAACGGAGAGTGGTGGCGTACTGATGTGCAGCGTAGCCTTGCCAACAATTCCGTTGCTTACACCGAGAAACCCGATGTAGGTATTTTCTTAAAAGAATGGGGAACATTGTATGACTCGAAAAGCGGGGAACGAGGTTTATTTAATAGAGTTGCAGCTACAAAGAAAGCCAGCTCTAACGGAAGAAGAGATGTTGAAGGCTTTGACTATGGTACAAACCCTTGCGGAGAAATTATCCTGCGATCTAAAGGACTTTGCAATCTCAGTGAAATTGTCATCAGAGAGAATGATACCCTTATTAGTCTTAAGGAAAAAGTCAGGATCGCAACAATTGTCGGGACATTTCAATCCACCCTTACAAACTTTAGATACTTAAGAAGTGAGTGGAAAAAGAATCAAGAAGAAGAACGTTTACTTGGTGTAAGTATGACTGGTATTATGGATCATCCAGTACTTAGTCAACCTAATGAAGAAACAATTAACTGGTTAACGGAGCTAAGAGAATATGCAATTAAAACTAATAAGGAGTGGGCTGAACGACTTGGTATTCCTGTGTCTGCTGCTATCACTACTGTTAAGCCCTCAGGAACAGTTAGTCAGTTGGTGGGTTGTTCTAGTGGCATTCATCCTGCATATAGTGAATACTATATTCGGACTGTACGAATGGACAATAAAGACCCCCTCACACTCTTCTTTAAAAGCCAAGGAGTCCCTAATGAGCCTGATGTTACCAAGCCAAGTGACATTACAATCTTCAGTTTCCCGCAAGAAGGAAGCAAATCAGGAGTAACAAGAAACGAAACAAATGCAATAGATCAATTAAAACTTTATAGTGTATACCAAAAACACTGGACAGAACATAATCCTTCTATTACTGTATACTATAAAGATGATGAATTCTTGAACATTGGTGCTTGGATTTATAATAACTTCAGTGATGTCTCAGGTATATCGCTTCTGCCTCATACCGATCACGTTTATGAACAAGCTCCTTATCAAGAGATTACAAAGGAAAAGTATGATACCTTTGTAAGTAGTTTCCCTTCAATCGATTGGGGTAACTTAAAAGAGGAAGAAGACACCACTACAGGAACACAAGAGTTAAGTTGCTTAGCTGGTGCCTGTGACATTATAGGAGTACAGACATGATTACCTGGAGTTTAATACAAGGTTGTACCTTTGGTTTAGAACTAGTAGATGGTAAGATGATAGATCCTAATAGTGAAGCAGTGTATTTAGTAATAGACTTATTTTTATTCAGGGCAGTAATAGATATTTAAAGGAGAAAACATGCAGTATACGCAAGTGCAAATTAACAAGGTAGACAATGGTTATTTAGTAACAGCAAATAAAGTTGTCTTTGGTCAACCACAACCTGAACAGACTATTAAAGTCTTTCATGAATGGGACTTAGTAGAACAGTTTCTAAATCCTAAAGCAACATTAGCATCAGTATAAATAACAAAGCCCCTTAATCGGGGCTTTTTTATTATTACTTATTCATTACATACATTGTAACTTCGAAACCGAAACGCATTTCAGTAGCAGCGGGTTTAGTCCACATAGTAATCTCCTTAAAAGTTAATGTAAAGTTTTCACTCTACCCAATAATTATACCATAATGAATGAAAACAATCATCAGTAAAACCATGAATCTATACTAAGTAGCTTGTGTTTGAGCTGTTAAAATACCATTAGTAAATGTCATACTACCTTGTGTTCCTAAAGCAGTTAAAGCTGCTGTAGTAATAGTAGCTGTAATACCTGTATTCTGAGTAGCCATAGTACCTAACCCTAGGTTAGTTCTAGCAGTAGCAGCACTAGCTAAGTCTGATAGATTATTAGCACGATAGGCATAGGTTGTATCAGATCCTGTAGCAGTAACACCTAAGTTAGTCCTAGCTCCCGCTGCAGTGGTAGCCCCTGTACCACCATTAGCTACGGTTAAAGGTATAGCAGGGAACGCTTGTACAATTGCATACTCAGCGGCAGTTAAATGATAATATTGTGAAGCAATACCACCTTGAATACTCTGTAAAGCATTATGCTGTCTAGTCTGAATGTTTAATAAATTAGATCCTGTAAAGTCAATAGACGTCCAAGCAATAGAAGATTGTTGCACAAGCAATTGAGAAACAGCAAAAAACCAATCACGCCATACAAATACGTCCGTAATTGGGTTGTTAGGTATTGGAGGTAATTGAATAGCCATTAATTAGAATCCTCAATCTTCTTCATTTTATTCTCACGTGTTGTTTCTTTTTTCTGTCTCTTACGTTCCATAAGAACATCAGGACTTGTATTTTGTTTATTAGTCTGACCATAAATAGGAGTACCCACAAAGCTTGCAACTGCTCGTTTAATCTTTTCACCTTTAGGTGCTTTAACAGCAGAGCTTACTTGGAATGGTAAGAAAGGTTCTACTATCTTTTCAACTACATCAATAGGACCTTTAGTAGTGTCTTTAGATATTTCTATTATAGTTTTAGGGAAGTAACCAAATTTATTACTTAGTGTTTTCCACGGATGCATTACCCAATGAGCTGCTTCCATAGAGTGTTTAGCTGCTTGCATAGTTGTACCATCTTTTAAATCAATTCGAGTAGGATCTTTATTTTCCCACATATAATTACCTGATGTAGCATAGTTAATACCATTGTAAATCGTAGCCCAACCTATTAATGTAAACAATGCATAACGTCTAGCTAAGTCGGCTTGAGATGTAGGATCATTTAGTCCTTTAAAACCTTTACGTAATTCCCAATTCTTAGGCTTTAATAACTCTTTAGGTAGTCCTGTAGTAAATGCTCTTAATGTAGATACCGTCCAGTCAGGTGCAAATAAAGCTACGTTAGCCCACATCCTATTTTCTTTTTTAAGAAGTTTAAATAAGAATTCTCTAAGTACTACACTCTGTGTATCATTAGCTATTTGTAACCAATTTAAACCACCCATTGTATTATTAACAAACTTAGATACTTCTTCTCCAATAGCTTGATCACTAAGTTCAGGATGTCTAGTCTTAATCTCTGTAAAGTAATGTTGCCATAGTTGTAATTTACCAGCAGTATGCATATACTCCCAAGTAAACTTTTCTAGGTGCCCTAAGAAATGTTCTTGTAAAGGGTCAGTAGCTCTACTTAATAATTTAACATTACCTGTTTCTTTACTAATAGGTTTAATTAAATAAGTATTAATAAAGTTATCAATATCTTTACCTAACTTTTCAACAGAACCTAATTGAACGTCATCTGATTTAATACCAAGATTTGTATCTAAAGCTTGTTTAACTGTTTGACTAGCTCCATTACGTTCAAACTCTTCTAAAGCTTGTCTAGAACCCGCACCTTTAGTAAAGATTTCTTTAATCATTAAGCTAGGAGCTGCTGTTGATTTAGATATAAACAATGATGTAGCGTGAAATAATGATGCAGTGGTTGCAAATGTCTTAGCAAGCATTGAAACAGAATTCAATCCTTGAAGAAGAAGTAAAGGATCTTTTTGATAGAACAGATGACCTAAAGGATCTGCAAAGTCAGGGTGTACTTTATAACCTTTTAATACTTCTGAACCAGGTCCTGTAAACGGAACATAGTTCCCTTCATAAGCAGTCTTAGCATCTTTAGTTATAATAGGTAACTCTTTAATTGTACCTAAAAGTTTGTTACCATCTAACTTAATCTTAGTTAAGTAGTTAACAAGACGTTTTTCAATTATAGCTTTACCCATAGAGTCTTTATAGATTTGCATAATCTTTGCAATATCTTTTTCTACAATAACACCACGAGTATCTATACCTAGACTATCACCTGCTTCACGTAGCTTAGCTTCAAGCTCTCTAATATATCGAACAGTACGAGCCTTAGCAAAATCTCTAAAGAACCTAGGACTAGTGTTTTTAAATAACCAATCACTAATTTTAATTTGTTCATCTCTATTTAAGTTACTACCTTTAAAGTTAAGAGCATGAGTTACATAGTTTTGTCTAGTCTTTTCATAGTTACCCTCTGTTCTAGCAAGGATATCTAAACGTTTAAATTCGTTTTTAACTAACTCCATAGCTTTAAATGTCTCAGGAGTATCATGCGGACGAGCTTCAACCCTATCAACTACATTAGTTAATCTTTGTTCATGTTCTTTTAAGAAAGAAAGCTGTCTTTCTGGAGTAGCTTCTTTAGGAAAACCTTTAGATTTATTATAGTTATGCCAGGCACGATCAAATCCTTTAAAAGTATTAGGATTCTCTTTAGCAGCTATTCTAGCATTGTAACGTTCAATACCAGGAAGTCCTTCAGATATCATCATACGGTATACTTGTCTAGCACCAACCATACCACGATCAATACGATCAGCCATACTTGTAGGTAAACCTAAAGCTTTACGTCTTTCAGCTCTAGCTTCTTTAGCTGCCACTATTGTTTCATTGTCACCATAAAGTTTTTGACGTTTAGTTTCTTGATTTACTAATACATCAAAAGTCTTTTGACCTTCAAGAGCCATAGTAATATTTTCTCTATTACGTACATCAGGAACCATTTGTTCAAGTGTAGCTCTCCAAATCTTAGACTCTCTAACATTTTTAGTTATATCAGCAAGAGTCTGCAGAATAGCTTGTATAGGTTTATTTTTATTAGATATAGTAGCTTCTTGTACAGGAGTAAATACTTGACCTGATCTAGCTTCAGCTTCAGCTGGGTCAGCTACATCTTGTGGCATTGGATTATCAGGTAATGTATACTCAGCTTCAGGTTTAGGCTGAGTCTTTGCTGCCATAGATTCTGCTAATGTAGGAAGTTTAAACTTCTTCATTATGTTAGCTGCCATCTTTTCAGCTTGAGTAGTTATAGCTGTAGGTTTAGCAGCAATAGCACTAAAAAGAGAAGCTTCTTTAATTTTCTCAGAACTAAGTTTTTCACCTGATGCTAATTCAGAACCAGCTTCAAATGCACCACCAGCTACTCCTAATCCTGCTCTTTGCATTAAAGGACTTATTGTTTTACCACTAGCTAATACAATAGGTTTTAAGAAACCAGGTCTAAACAATACAGTACTACCAGCATACACACCATAACGAGAAGCTTTAGGATTATCTTTTATTTCTGCTTCACGAGTCTTAGTATCATAACCAGTAAACTCTTTAAACTTCTCAGGCATAAACTCATCATAAAGTTTTTCTGTAGCTTTTTCACCAGCAATTAATCCACCAACACCTCCTACAATAGCCCCTGCAATGCCTCCTACAGGGCCTCCATAGATAGTACCTAGTGTTCCTAATCCCTCAGCTCCAAGTGTCATTGCTGGTAATGCAGGAGTAAGTTTAGCAGCTGTACCTATAGCACTCTTAGTAAATGCTTTAACAGTATCAATGTTCTCAGCAGATCCACCTTCAAAAGGTACATAGCCAGGATAAGATGATGTTTTAGTTTTAGTTTTGGTAGGTTGATTAAAACCTGCTAGGAGGGGATTTGTTTCTGTTTGAACTTCTTCTTTAAAACCGTCAAGCAAAGGATTAGAAGAAGAACTAGGCCGATCTAACACCTGTTGAGGTTGTGCTTCATCGGCTTTGGTAACTGCATTGTCTGCAGTCATGGTAGCTTTTAAATTTTCCTCAACCCACTCGGGTGATCGTTTTGATTGTAAATAGGGACTTGATGGAAGACTTGCCCAAACTGAACCCAACTTTTCGTTAGCAGTTTTGTAGTCTCCCTTTTGAATATCTTCTAGTGCACCTTTATCTTGAATAAGTTTAAGTGCAATCTTCTTTTGACTATCAGGACTAAAGTCAGTAATACCTAGTTTAGGAGCAACATCATCATAAGTCTGTTTAGTAATCTGCCATTTGCCTGCAGCTTTACTTGGACCTTCTTTAGTAGTAGCACCAACAGTATCAGGATGTTTAGAATAGTCATAGAACTTACCACCACCAACAATGGTGTTGTAATCAGGACTACCCTCAGCTTTATTTAAAAACTCTAAATAGTTATCAACATTAGAATTATAGTCTACGCTAGAGGGTGGGTCATTAAATCCATCTAATAAAGGATTTGCTGTAGCCATTAAACTTCCTTATTTATATTTAGCAGGATTTACTTTAATATACTTTTCAAACTCTAAATCAGGATAAGCTTCTTTAAACTTAGCTTTAACATGATCAAGCAAAGCTTTTGTTGGAGTAGCATTAAGAGCTTTAATAGTGTCTTGAATAACTTCTTGTGAAGGTACATTAGCATTATCAGTAGTAGTCTTATCTGTAGTATCTTTAGCACCAGGTTTTAACTTAGCAGTATAACCTTTAAGTTTAGCTTCTTCAAGTGCAATCTCAGTTTCTAAATTAACAACCTCTTGTTGTAAAAGTGGAACTTCTTTAGCACGTTCATCATCGTCCATTTTTAAACCTGATGAATCAATATATAAATTACCTTTTCTTAATTCAAGTAATTTACTTTGTTTTAATTTAAGATCTGTTTGTAATGAAGTAACTCGTTTTTGACCTTCATTAATAAAAGTAGTAAGCTCTTCTTTTGACTCTTTGTTTTTAGCAATTTCTCGTTTTGCAGCATTATTTGTTATAGTTTCATTAGCTAACCTATCTCTTGTAACTTGAGCTTTATTAGCTCTATCATTTTGTTCTTGTAATTTAACACCTTTTAGCATAAGTTCAAGTTTCTTAGCAGCTGACATAGAAGCATCTGAATATTTCTCTGCAATAGCTAAACGTGCTTTAGGATCTGTCATAGATCTTAAATCACCAGCAGGAATACCATTCATTTCTAATAACATTAATGTAGATTGCCATGCTCTTTCTAATTCTACAGGATCATTTGTTCTCTTAGCTACTTCAACATAACCACCAGCAAGTCTACCAGTTATTTCCATAATATCTTTAGTAGCACTAATACGACGAGTCTGTGCTTGTGTTCTAGCTTCTTCTAATTTACCAGCAACTTCAAGTTGTTTTTGATATGGTTTTAATAGACCAGCTCGTTTAAATTCTTCTGCTAATTTATAAGCAGAGTCTACTTGATCATTAGCTTCAGTAAAATCTAATGTAGCTTTTTTAACCTTTGTAGCAATATTACTAACAGGAGGAGGTGCAGTCTCTTGTGGTGAAGGAGGTTGATTATATCCTTGTACAGGAGTTTGTTCTTGAGGTGCTGCTTCAGTAGGAGGTTGCTCCTGACCAGAACTAGGATCTACTTGAGTTTGTAGAGCTTGCTCAGGAGACTTATAATCTTTAGGAATAGCTCCGCCAAGACCATAAGGCATGTCAGCAGGACTCTCAGCACCACGTTGTTCATAAGTACCAAACGGAGATGTAGGATTAACATCTGTTGTTTCAGCAGTAGCATATTCTGTAGGAGCTTGATCAAGTCCTGTAGGACCTTGACGAGTTCCTTTATCTTGTGTTTGATATGACAACATTGGATCTTGTTGATTGTTCATAGTAGGAATAGAAGTAGGAGCATTAACTTTAGACTCAGCTAGTCTTTTAATAGCATCTTCTTTTAATGCATTCTTTTTCATTATTTCTTTAGATTTTTTATAATCTTCTAAATCAATTTCAGCTTCGCCTGTTTTAAGAACATCCATTCTGTCCCTAGCCATCTTAGCTTCTATTCCACCAAAAGTGGAAGTACCATAATACATTGGAATGCCTGCCATAATTTATCCTTTATCCAAAAAATCCACCAAGAGCACCACCTAAACCAAGAACTGCTTCTAATTGTTGGTCCTTTTTATTCTTTGCTGCTAATGATTGCATGTTAGCTGCATTTGCATAAGCAGTTTGACCTACAGCTGGAGCTTGATTTGCTCCTGATTGTGCAGATAATTGATTTACATAATTATTAAACCAGTCTTGTGCTACGTTAGCACTTTGTTTTTGTAATGATGCTAATGTATTACCTGAAATAGATTGACCTGAAGCGGATGCTTGTCTTTGAATAGCTTTAGCTTGTTCTTCTTGAGCAAAGTTATAACCTGGCATACCATAAACCCTACTAGGATCGTTCATTAATTGATTTAATTGAGTAGCAGCATCCTCTCTATATTTAGCATAAGGATCTGCATTAGCTTGAGCTGCTTGAGGTGTTTGTCCTGTACTTGTATTATTAAAGGCATCATAAATACTCATACCACTTTTAATAAGATTAGTATATTTACTAAGACCACCAATACCACCATTACTAGTAGGAATACCACCAGATTCACCTGTTGTAATTGTATTACCTAAATTACTAAGTGAGTTTGCAATACTACCAAAAGAAGAACTTGCATTAGGTACAGATGAAGTAAAACCACCAAGACCATTAATAAAAGAATTAGCTCCACTAAAGGCACTAGATACTCCTAAACCTCCTGCAGTAGATAGTAATGAGCCTCCAATACCACTAGCTAAAGTGCCAGAGGTTAACATACCTGCCCCTGTCATTCCTCCTCCTAATATACTAGGCGCTGAAAGTGCAGCAAACCCAGAAGGAGCAAGGTAAGGCATACCAAAGTAAGCAGCAGCTATAGTTCCTATAGGTCCCAAAGCATCGGCTACACTTCCTACAGCGTCAACAACGCCACCGACTACAGAACCAACTGCATCGGCTACACCTCCAACAATATCAGCAACAAAGCCCATCTTGTGTAATCCTTATATTTATTTTATTATTAATTTGATTGTATGGTTTAAATCCCAATCTAGTTACAAACTTTAAAGCATTTAGATTATTAGAATGAACAGTAGAAATAACTTCTTTATGTTCGTTTAACAACGGAACTAAAATAGCTTTAACATATTTTCTAAGATTAAATTTATCTGTAGCAAATATGTGAATTTCATTATCTCTTACTGCAACACAACCTATAACACCATTTATAGTTTTAATAGGGTAAATGATAAACCCTGTAAATTGTTTTAAGAATTCTTCTTTAGTATCTTCCCAATAGTCTTTATAACTATCCCAAGCTTTTTCAATAGCTTTAGTTTGTTCCTGCGTCAAGGTCCATTTCACAAGCTTGCAATCTAAGTGGCTGGTTGTCTGTGCAGAAAAATTCATAAGCTCTTCGTCTAAAGTTACCGTTTTGATATAAAACACTTCTAGTTGCACTTAGATCAACATTACGATATTGAGACCAATTTTGATAGTCATCATCTGTATGTCTTATGCGAAGTGTAGCTCCTATCTTATCACCTACTACCTCAAGTCTACCTATAAATTTACGTGTAGTAGCTTCAGCATCTATTAAAGGTGTTCTAATTCTATATTGAATAGGTCCTGTTTCATCAGTATAAGTATGCTCACTTATATTATACAGTTTTCCATTAGAGTTGTCAAGAGCATATCCTTCATTATTATATGATGTAAAAAATGTACCATTTAAAATAGTCTCTTGATTATTTACATAAGAAGTCCAAATACACCATTGTTTACTTTTAATATCACAAACAAGAGTTAAATCATCATCTAATAAATTAAGCACATAAAAATAATGTCCTGCTATTTTTAATGAGTAAGCTCTAACATTAGTTAAAGAAGACTCATCTAGTATTCTTTCAATAGAAACATCTGAAATTTGTACTGGTCTTGTACCATCAAGCATAAGAACTGATCTACCAGTATTACGCCCTACAGCTACCCATACAACTGTTTGTTGCATTTCTACAACAGAGTTACCATTAGCACATCCAAACTCAATACGAAATGTTTGATTAGGTAACAATGGAGATCCTACTGCATTACCTGCATCATAGAAAAACTCTGTAGACCATTGTCCAAAGGCTATTAAATAGTTAAAGTGTTTAGCTAAAGCAACACCTTTATCAGGTTCAGCTTCTGCTGTAATAAAGTTTAAAGCATCCCATTTAGTAGGATCATTTGGTTCACTATTCCAAATCTTACCATCGTCTGTCATTACATAGACATAAGTATTAAAATAGGCAGTGCCTGGTACAATACTACCTGATGGAAACCCATTAAGTAAACAAGTAGCAGTAGCTTGAATACCTGATGGTGATGCTGAAATTGTTATTGTAGGAGGGTTAATATAACCTGTTCCTGCATTTGTAATAGTAATTGCTGTAACAATACCACCAGTTTGTGTAGCTGTTGCTGTAGCAGGAGTTCCTGCATATGTTAATGTAGCTGTACCATCAGCTTGAGAACCACTAGTAAAAGTAGGAGGAGTACTTGCTGTAGTTCCTGCAACAGTTACTGTATAAAGATTAGTACCATAAGAAACTTGTTGATTTACAATATATGGTGTTGTAGCTGCCCAGGCAGGTCCAAACGTAACAGTAGGTGTAACATATGTAGTACCACCTGCTGTAATTGTAACAAATGCTACGCTATCTGATCTAACTCTAGCTAAGGTTGTTCCATCATAAGTATAACCATAGTCTCCTTTTTGAAAGAACATATAACCATTATTAATGGTATTAGTAAACGAACAAGGAGTAGTAGTTCCTGTTAAACTTCCTACAGTAGAAACAGTACTTAAATTAGTACTATAAAGAGTGTTATTAGTAACACCATAAATTTTACTAGCATATGTATAAAGACCTTGTCCAGTTCCTGCTGTAAAACTTACTGCAGAAGATGTATATCCTGGTCTTTTCTTAGCATAGATAGTTCCATTATAGTCATCTGCATAACAGTTAACCATCTTAGAACCTTTAGCTGTGGTATCATTACGAAACTCTACCCCATAACTCATAGGTAAACGTAAAGTTTGCATTATCTAAACCTTAATACTTGTGATCTAATATCTGGTTGGAAGAATGTAGAAGCGTACTCTGTATCCCATGCCATTAATCTTTGTTTGTATGACTCTGCTCTAGAGATAACACCACTTAGTTTTTCTAAGGGTAGACCATAGTCAACTGCAATCTCTGAAGCTAGACCCCAACGCAATGATTGAAACCACTCTGATGGAAAGTCAAATGTTTGATTAGCTGTAGTAATATCCTCAATAGGACGTTGAACAGTTATATGTAATTCATATGTAGTTGATGTACTTGCATTAGGAGTTAAGAATACTTTAAGTTCTCCATATGTTGGATAAGGCCAGTAGTACACAGAGTTTACTGTACCTGTGTTAAACTTAGAACCTAAGATGTTATATTCTTGTTGTGAAAGAATAGACATAGGTAAATCAATATAAGTATTTAAAAGAGAGTCAACAGTAATAGTTGCTGGAGTTGTAAACGTACCACCAGACATTGTTAAAACATCACCTACTGCATAGTCATTACCACCATCATTAGCAAGAAGAGCTTTAGTAACAACACCACCAGTATAAGTTAAATTAAATGTAGCACCGGAGCCAGAACCACCAGTAGCTGATACAGGGTTTGTAGCTTGTACTGTATAACCTGTTCCACCTGAAAGTAAAGATATATCTGCAACTTGATTAGTAGTATTAGATATCTTTCTTAAAAAAGATTGAATAAGTCTTAAAGGTCTATTAGTATTTAAATCATAAGAACTAGAAGGCCCAATAGTATAAGTTGTTTGGTTAGACTTTAAAGGAATGGTTAACTCAGTAACTGTCCATAGTTTAATACCATCAGTCATCCAATCCTTAAGCATCATATTAAGAACCAAACTTGCACTTTCAATAGCACTAGCCGTAGGTTGTGTGCCTTCTTCAAGCACACCTAATAGACGTAGAGATGACTGAATAATGTCATTACGAGTTACGCTAAATGTTGTTGTACCTGAAGTAGCCATATTAGTCCTTGTTCTTTCCTAATAGTTTTTGTACTGTCTTTGTTTCGTAGATACGGATAGTTGTCCATATAATTGTAAATAAAGCTGCAATAGCAGGTAGTAATTGCATCATAGTTCCTACTGCTGTAGCAATAGATGCACCATCAATTACATGTTTAGTTGCATCTGTTAAATGTTCGTGGGGCATTATAAGTCCTTAGGTTCCCAGCCATAAATCTCGGCTATTTGATATGTTAGTTTATAGAAGTTTTTGTTATGAAGTTCATATCTTTTACCTTCAAGGTATAAAATAAGATGCACCATTTCATGTGCCATTGTTTTCTCTAGAGTCTGTAGATAGCTTTGTTTACTTGTACTCATGGTAATGCAGTGTGGTTCAGGTGAATACGATCCATACATATCAGGATCATCTACAACTAGAAACTCTATCTCGGAAGGTCTGGGTAACTCATACTTATTGAAAGGTGGTAGTTCACTTAACATTCTGTAAACTGCTTTACACGTTTCAACTGTTATAAGTTTCATAAAATCAATATGGTCTAGTGCCAGCTTTGTCTATAATTA